GTCTTGATCTCGGCAATACCGGAAGCGGTCAGAAGACCCTTGGGCTTGCCAGTGCCGTTACCGGACACGAAAGCCGTGGCCTCCGTCTTGCCGAACGCCTCGCCAAGATCGGAAGCAAGCTCGCCTACAAGGTTGTAGGCGTTGTCTTCCAGAAGCTGCGTGGACACGTCCACGTAGGTCGCCAACTCGTAGGGCGCGAGGGTGACCTGTTCGAACGTCATGTCGGACTGGTCGCGGTCGTCGGTCTCGCCAACCCACGTCGCGGCGGTGCCGGTGAGCTTACGGGGAACCTTGATTGCCTCACTGACAACCGACATGACGCGGGCGTAGGAACGCACCGGCGAGAATTCGACAATCGACTTCAGGATTTCCGAGCCGAAGGCTTCAGGCGCCAGATAGCCGCCCTGCGCTTCCGTCGAGACAACCAGCGCTGCGGCCGCCTTCTGGTCCATGCGCTCGACGCCACGACGGGCGAAGGAAATGAAGGCCTTCATCTCGACGTTGTCGTTCTCGGCGGACGGGGTGTTGTCGTTGGTGCCGGTCAACCGCTTGGACTTGGCTTCCAGCCGATCCATGCGGGCCTTCAAATCGATCAGTTCCTTCTTCTCGATCACCGGATCGGCCTTCACTTCCGGCAGGGTCTCAAGCTCATCTTCCATACGTGCATTCTCCTTGTTGGGTGCCGTGCCATCGGCGGCCTTGATCGACGTGATTTGCGCGCCCGGATGGCACGGGACGGCGACAATGGAAATTTCGCGGAGGTCGAGCGCTGAGATGGTCCGGCCGATGCGGCGGGGCTTGGCGCTCTTGGTGACAAAGCCGATGGAAAGGCCATTCACGGCGCCGCTGCGGACCATGGCGCGAACCTCGCGGGCGCGCTCGACATCATCAACGAGAAGGCGCCCCTTCACCTGAAGGCCGGCGCTGGTCTCGGTCAGGGAATCCCAAACGCCAATGACCTGGGTTTGGTCATGGCTGAACAGCATGGGAAGCCGATCCGGGGAAGCGGCGAAAGCGCCCTTCTCGATCACGTCGCCGACGCTGTCAGGCGAACCGAAGGGCCACGCGATGCCGGAAATCTCGCCGGCATCATCGACGGAAAGGGCGGCCTTGATTTCGAGGCGTTCGGTCATCAAATGCCGTCCTTCGCGTAGGCTTCGCGGATCACGGCGGACAGGTCGCCAAAGGTCGCGGCCTTTCGCACATCGGGCGGCGCGGGCTGGGTCTCGACGGTGCCCGACCAACGGGCTTCAAGAATATCGGCGGCAAGCTGGAAACTCTCGATCACCGGAGTCGGCCGGGCGTAGGCGTCAACAAGCGCCTGCGCATTTTTCGGCGAGGTTCCACCGCCGATCAGGCCGAGGCGGATGATCTCCATAAGGTCGGCGAACTGGAACTGGCCGGTCATCACGCGGGCGTAGATGGCGCCGATACCGGCACCGATCTTCCGTTCCAGTTCAAGAATCTGTTCGGCCGGGAGCGCGAAGGTCTTTTCGCCGTCCCCGAAAAAGGCGGTGTGCTTCATCAGGCGGCGTCCTCGTCCGAGTCGACGTTGTCGTTGCTGCCGGTCGAGGGCTTACCGGCCGGCGTGGTGGTCGTGGTGGTGTAGGGGTTGGCAAGCTCGTCGCCACCTTCGATGGCCGGTAGGTTCATCGCGGCGCGCGCCTCGTTGGGCGTCATGACGCGGGCGGCGATCAGCTTGGAGAAGCTGTCGGCACGGCCGGCGGTATCGGCGCGCTGAAGGTCATCAATGACGAACTCGAAATAGCTGTCGTCCTGCTCGTCCTCGTCCAGAAGGACGGTGGTGTAAGCGTCCTGCCAGCGGTCGAGCCAAGGACGAAGGCAAAGCTGAAGGAAGCTCGCCGCCATCTGTTCGGCGTTGCTCCAGGTCGCCCGTGACAATTCAAAGAGCATGTGCGGCGGGACACCGAAGATGCGGGCGATCTCGCGAACCTGTTCAAGTCGATGTTCAAGGAACTGTGCATCGGTCGAGGTCATGGCCGGCTGGTCATACTTCCATCCGTCGTCGAGAATGAGCGGGTCGCCGTTGCTCTCGGCCTGCCACGCGCGCCACGACTTACGAATGTTGGCGGTGATCTTGGCGCCGACTTCTCCACTGACCGGCTTCTCACGCGAGATGATGCCAGACGGGCGGGCGCCAGAGCCGAAGAACTGCGAGGCGTGGCGCTCAAGGGTCATGGCAACGCCGATGGCGTTCTTACCAAGCCGGATCGGCGAGGCGCCGCCGAACGCCGGCACATAGAGAACGTCGCGGTAGGAAAGACGCACCTGTCGGCCCTTGGAAGGCTGCACCAGGTAATAGGGTTCGCCGTCGTCCTCGGTGAAACGCTGCACGGTGCCCGGCTTCAGGCGGTGAAGCTCATAGGGCTGGTCATTGCCGACGCGGACCACCTGGGCATAGCCGGCGCCGTACAAGAGGGCATCGGTGGTGAGGTCAACGCGGAGTTGCCCGGCGCTGGTCCACGGATTGGCGCGGTTATGGACAAGACGATAGGCGGGATGGTCCTTCGCCGTTTCCTTGCTGCCGTCTTCGTCGCGATAGAGCTTGCACGGCAATGAACCGATAGTCTCTGATATCAGCCTGACAGCATGCAGAACGGCCGGAATGTGCAATGCGGTGCTGCCGGTGACGACTGCGCCCGATTGCGACGGGGTTACACCAAACAGGCTATAGATTCCGGGGTCGCTAAGCGAAAGGGATTTCTTTTCATCACGGCCTACAAACAGGCTCTTTACTGAATCGATAAGCCGCAAAGGGACAATTCTCCTGAGTTAACCTCAAGAAAATTGTCTCACATGACGATTCCGCTGTAAATCATAAAAATTGATGATTTATCGATCTTTGATGAAAAATATTGATTACAAGGTATGATTGAGGGCGGATAAATGTTGATCCCGAGGGGGCGATGAGATCATGAACCAATCACCTAAAAGCGCTGGGCTCAAGCTGGCCTTATTCGGCTTTGCCACGCTTGTTTGGCTCTTTGCTGCAATCTGCCTTGGCTACACCGCGCGTAACCCTGATACGAGTTGTGTCGGAACGTTCTCATGCCTTACTGCCAGCGAGTGGGGCGACTTTCTTGCGGGGGTGTTCGCACCAATCGCCTTTTTATGGCTTGTTGCGGCGGTGTGGATTCAATCTGACGAACTTCGCGAGCAACGCGTTGAGTTGGCGCTCACTAGAGAAGAATTTAAGCTAAACAGGACAGTCCTTGAACAGCAAGCCGAAGAAGCTAAGAGACAGGCGGAGTATATATCAACTCAAACTCAGTTGTTAATTGAAGAATCAAATTTAAGACGAAGAGAAGGTGTTATTAAATCTTTTGATACTTTAATTTCTAAATATATAGATTATACTTCTGATAATTGTGGAGATTCTTGGTGCCATTTGGAGTCTGGTGGTGATATCAGGCTATTTCGTCATGTAAAGAATAAAGATATCAGCGATGAGCGATATATTTATGAGCAATATGAGCATATTTCTTCTATAAACGATAAGGATTGTCGTATTTCTTCATTTGAACACGGAGAAATGTTCGACACAGCCTTTAGTCTTATTTATGGGGCCGAGGAAATAGTTGAAAAAATCCCGTTCCATAGCAGAATGCCTTGGAAAAGAAGTAAGTTGAGGAGCCTTCTCGATGAATATAGTAAGCTGATTCTCCGTTACCCGCAGTTCGAGCACTTAAAGGGGCATGTGACCGCACGCGAACACAGGCTAGAACGAACGGATGGCTTGGAAGTTACTCCATCGCCTCCAGATGTTTGAGCTGAAGGCCTGGATACGCGATGGAGTTCACCAGCTCGACGCGCTGTTCAAGCATGCCCTGTGGCAGGTGTCCGTAACGGCCGGTCATGGTGCCGCTGGTGTGGCCGAGGATGTAACCGAACTGTTCATCGAGATGGCCAGCACGGCGGAAAGCGTCGGCGGCACCGTGCCGGAAGCTGTAGAGCGACAGGCCGCGCCCATTCTTCAGATTGATGCGTATGATACCGGTTTCGTCAGATCGTGACTCACTGGCTATGCAAATCAGTTCGGCTCTGATTCCCTTCCCGTTCAGGAGGATGGATGATGCCGAGCAAACTGATCATTCGCACGGATAT